ATGGCGAAATCGGACGTGCAGGATATTTATGATGACAAACGCAAATTGGAATTTTTGAAACAGCTCGCAATATCGACCCATGTGCAAGCATCGGCGACGCTGGCGGATGTCGCCGTGTCGACGGTCTATCATTGGCGCAACAGCGATCCGCAATTTCGGGCGGAATGGCTGAAGGCGCTGGCCGCTGGCTATGAGCTGCTCGAGTTGGAGATGCTGGACCGCGCCCGCAATGGCTCGGAACGCAAGATCTTCTATCATGGCTGCCATATTGCCACGGTTCGTGAATATGATGATGCGATGGCGTTTCGCTTGTTGCATGCCCATAAGGAGATGGTCGCAAGGACGCGGGCGATTCAGGCCGAGCGGCAGATCGAGCTTGGCGATGTCCGCGCGCGGCTCGACGAGAAACTCGAAGCGATGCGCCGCCGGATGCTGGACCAGGACCGGCTGACCAATTGGACGAGTCCGGCAGATATGGGGAGCGGTGGGGCGGCGTCACAGCCTGATGCATAAGCAGTCGCAAGCCGAGAGCTTCCTGCGCGTCGCATCGGTCCAGCGGAATGACTTTCTCGATCATCTGAGCGCGGTTGAACAGAATGAATTGCTCTATCGCTGGCCGTTCTGGGCGCGGCCAGAGCAAATCGCGCCGCAGCAGGACTGGTCATTGTGGATGCTCATGGCCGGGCGCGGTTTTGGCAAGACGCGGGCCGGGGCGGAATGGGTCCGTCAGATTGTCGAAGCGGATGGTTCGGCGCGCTTCGCTTTGGTTGCGGCCAATTTTGCCGAAGCGCGGTCAGTGATGGTCGAGGGCGAGAGCGGATTGCTGGCGATCACTCCGGAACATGCGCGTCCTTTGTGGGAACCATCGCTGAAGCGGCTGCGCTGGCGCAACGGGGCCGAGGCGCGCCTCTATTCGGCCGCCGAGGCAGAGGGATTGCGCGGGCCACAGCATAGCCACGCGTGGTGCGATGAAATTGCCAAATGGGCGAATAAGGCCGGTCAGGCCGAAGCGACATGGGACAATCTGAAAATGGGCCTGCGGCTCGGTTTCCGACCGCAGATCACCGCCACAACCACGCCGCGCCCGGTCGCATTGGTGCGCAAATTGGTCAAGGAAAATGGTGCGATCATCACCCGGGGCCGGACCTATGACAATCATATGAACCTGCCCAGTGCGTTTCTTGTCGCGATGTTCGTCGATTATTATGGCACGCGCCTGGGACGGCAGGAGCTAGATGGCGAACTGATCGAGCAATTGGAAGGAGCGCTACGGACGCGGGATATGATCGAGCGGTGTCGGATCGGGATGTTGCAATCCCAAAGTGGCGCTTCGAGAGGCTCAGTGCAAACGGGTGTCTCGCCGGTGGATGTTCAAGATACCGTTCGTCCTGAGCCTGTCGAAGGACATTTGTCGGCCGGGCCAAATTCTCGCCCGATGCAAAGAATCGTTATCGGCGTCGACCCGCCCGCCTCGGCGCACGGAGACGCCTGCGGGATCATTGTCGCGGCGCTGGGCGGAGATGGCAAAGCCTATGTACTGGCTGATCGCAGCGCCGAAAAAGCCAGCCCGGAACAATGGGCGCGGGCGGTGTCCGACGCAGCCGAACGTTGGCAGGCCGACCGCGTCATTGCCGAAGCCAATCAGGGCGGGGCGATGGTCCAGTCGGTGCTGCAGGCGGCGAACATCTCGCTGCCGGTCAAGCTGGTTCACGCGTCCCGCGGCAAAGTCGCACGGGCGGAGCCGATCGCGGCGCTCTACGAAAATGGCCGGGTCCATCATGTCGGCGCATTTCCGCGACTGGAAGATGAACTGTGCGGACTGCTGATCGGTGGAGCCTATGAAGGACCAGGCCGCTCGCCGGATCGGGCCGATGCCCTGGTCTGGGCGTTGACGGAGTTGATGCTGAGGCGCAGCCGAGAGCCAAGAGTGAGGTAAATATCCTCCCCACGGGTGGGGAGGTGGCCCGCGCAGCGGGTCGGAGGGGCCGGGATGCCAGACGCAAATCTGCCGCTTTGCGGACCTTTTGCGTCGAGGCCAGCATCCCCTCTGGCGTGCCACCTCCCCGCAAGCGGGGCGGATCGAAAGGAAGACATATGACATTTTGGGAAAATCTCTCCCTTGCCTTCAAGGGCGGGGCTGGATCATCACGGCCGCCGTTGGGACGGTCCTATATCGGCACTTATGGTGGCGCGACGCTTTCGGGGGACGCGCCATTTTCTTATGCCGGTCAGGTGCGCGCCGCCTATGTCGAGAATGCCATTGCCCAGCGCGCGGTGCGGATTGTCGCCGAAGGGGTCGGCGGTGCGCCGCTGGCCGCTTCGTCGGATGAAGTCGAGGGCTTGGCCAATGCGGCGAGCGCAGGCCAGCCTTTGCTGGAAACCATTGCGGCGCATCTCCTGCTCCACGGCAATGCCTATGTGCAGGTGATTTGCGGTGGCGATGACCGACCGAGCGAATTATTCGCCTTGCGGCCGGACCGGATCACGATTGAACCCGATGCCAGGGGCTGGCCTGTGGCTTATGCCTATCGGGCCGGCGAGCATCAGACCCGCTTTGCGGCGCAGGATAAGATGGGCCGGCCTGCGATCATTCATATCAAGGCCTTCCATCCGACCGATGACCATTATGGCCTTGGCTGTCTGGGTGCCGCGGCCAGGCCGGTCGCGGTGCATAATGCGGCGTCGCAATGGAATAAGGCGATTCTCGACAATGCGGCACGACCGTCTGGCGCTCTGGTCTATGATCCGGGGCCGGATGGGTCGGCTCTGTCGGCGGATCAGTTCGACCGACTGAAAGCCGAGATGGAAGCAAGCTTTGCCGGTTCGGGCAATGCCGGACGGCCGATGCTGCTCGAAGGCGGGCTGAAATGGCAGTCGATGAGCATGACCCCGGCGGACATGGATTTTGTTGCGCTGAAAGAGGCGGCAGCGCGCGAAATCGCGCTGGCCTTTGGCGTGCCGCCGATGCTGCTCGGGCTGCCCGGAGACAATAGCTATGCCAATTATCGCGAGGCCAACCGGGCTTTGTGGCGGCTGACGATATTGCCACTGGCGGGCAAGATATTGGCTGGCCTGTCGGGCGCATTGGTCAGCTGGTGGCCGGATGGGACATTGGCGGTCGACCGCGATCAGATCCCGGCGCTGTCGGAGGATCGCGAACGGCTGTGGAAGCAAGTGTGCGAGGCGGATTTTCTGTCGCCGGATGAGAAGCGGGTGATGTTGGGGGTGTAATTTTGTCTCGCGGCAGTTCGCTGCGCGAACGCCTCCGACGGGGCGGGCTTTCGCCCGGCGCGCCAAAAAACCAATGGCGTCCGCCGCGCCTTGTGGCGCGATAGCCAAGGGTGCGGATGCGCCCGCCCGGCGCCTGAAGTTTGAGAAAAGGAATCCATTGAATGAACAACGATGAAATGCTCGCCCGCCTGATGGCGCAGGCGGAGGGCGATGGTGCTGATCTGGTCACCCTCCGCGCGATTGTCGAGGAGGCGACGGACAGCGGCGCGGCGCGGGTGCTTGGCCGGCTCGGGCTGGCCGATCCGACCGCGCAGGATGATATTGACGAGCTGCGCGAATTGCTCCGCGCCTGGCGCGATGCCAAGGCGAGCGCCTGGAAAGCGGCGATCCGCTGGATTATCCGCGGGCTGCTCGCCTTGTTGCTGGTCGGGATTGCGATGCGGCTGGGGCTCGGGCATCTGGTGTCGTGAATATGGTGAGTAGATCCATTCGCCCTGAGCCTGTCGAAGGGTGTCTCGCGGCAACAGGTGCTTCGACAAGCTCAGCACGAACGGAACGCAAAAACACGCTGCGCTTCGCCGGCTATGCCGCGATCTTCAACCGGATCGACAAGGGCGGTGATATCATTCGCCCCGGCGCATTCGGGGGTTTGGTTGAGGGAAAATCCCTGCCGCTGCTCTGGCAACATGATCCTATGCAGCGGATTGGCCAAGTCGACTATGTGCGCGAGGATCGACGCGGTCTGCGGGTGATTGGCAGTCTCTCGACCTTAACCAGGGCGGGACGCGATGCGGCTGTGGGTTTGGCGAGCGGCGCGATGAAGGGATTGAGCTTTGGCTATCGGGTGAATCGCTCCTCGGGCCAGAAGCCGCGCCAGCTTTTAGATCTCGAGGTCGCAGAAGTGTCGCTGGTAACATTTCCGATGCAGCAATTGGCGCGCGTTCACCGGGTGGAAGGTCAGGCCGATTTATCTTGATACCATCCTAGCCAAGGGTATTAGTGTAATAACACACTTTGGAGATATATATGAAAAGCCTTGCCGCCTTCCTGCTCGCGCTTTGCGTTGCGACTCAACCAGCTCTTGCGGAAGACAAGGTCGAGGAAGCTCGTGAACCCGTTCGGGTCATGGTGCTGGGTGTCTATCATTTTGCCAATCCGGGTGCTGATCTGAACAATGCCAAGGTTGACGATGTGCTGACGCCCCAGCGGCAAAAGGAGCTTGCGGCTCTGGCGGAAACATTGAAGACGTTTAAGCCCACTGTTGTCGCGGTCGAAGCCTCTGCCAAGCCACCTTATGCGGATGTCGGCTTTAGCGGCTTCAAACCGGAAGACCTGACCACGGAACGCAACGAAACGGTGCAAATCGGATATCGGGTTGCCCATGTTGCCGATATCGACAGAGTCTATGCGATCGATGAGCAGCCATCTGAGGGCGAGCCCGATTATTTTCCTTATGACCGCGTCCATCAGCAGGCAAAGGAAACGGGCGATGCCGAGCGTCTGGAAAAAATGTCGGACTATGGTTCGCTGATTGCGGCGTTTGAAGAGCAGCAAAAGAGCCAATCGGTTCCCGAGCTGTTGAAATTTTGGAATAGCGGCGAGTTTCCTGATGTTTTCTACTGGGATATCATGACCATTGGTGAGGGTGAAAAGCAAACCGGCGCGGAACTCGCGGCTTATTGGTTCATGCGCAACGCCAAGATTTTCAACAAGCTGGTGCAGGTGACTGAGCCCGGCGACCGGGTCATATTGGTCTATGGCAGCGGTCATGGCGCTTGGCTTCGCGAGATCGTCGAAAGAACGCCAGGCTATGTTCTGGAACCAGCGATGCCCTATTTGCATAAGGCGACGGACGCCTTGTCCGAATAAAAGAAGACAATTTGAAAACAACCAAGCCGCCCCTCACCGGGCGGCTTTTTTATTGCCCCCAAGAAAGGAAAGATATGACTAGCTCCCCCACATTTGAAACCAAAGCCGACCCGCTCGAAGAGTCTTTTGATGCGGTGCTGATGGCCGAGGATGTTGCCCATCAAAGCGATGAAATCAAATTGCTGCGCACCGATGTCGATGGCCTGAAAACGCAGATGACCGATATTTCGAAGGCGTCGGCTCGCCCGGCTCTCGATGGCGCGAAAGGGATGTTGTCGTCGACCGTAACGCAGGATTTTGTCGCCAGATATCTTAGGCGCGGCGATCACTCCGGCATTGAGCTGAAGAGCTTCTCCAGCGCCTCCGGTCCCGAAGGCGGTTTTGCGGTGCCGCAGGAAATTGACGGGCTGATCGGGGCGACGCTCAGGGATATCTCCCCGATCCGCGCGATTGCGACGGTCGTGCAGACGGGCAGCGCTGGATATCGCAAGCTGGTCACCACCGGTGGCACGCCCTCCGGCTGGGTCAGCGAGACCGCCGGACGCCCGGAAACCGATACGCCGGATTTCAACGAGATTGCCCCGCCGACCGGAGAGCTTTATGCCAATCCGGCCGCGTCGCAGATGATGCTCGATGACGCGGCCTTCGACGTCGAAGCCTGGCTCGCCGATGAAATCGCCCGCGAATTTGCCCAGGCCGAGGGCGCCGCCTTCGTCAGCGGCTCCGGCGTCAACCAGCCGCGCGGTTTTCTCAATGCGGCGGTGACCGACGAGAATGATGATGTCCGTGCCTTCGGGGCGCTGCAATATGTGGCGTCTGGCGCGAGCGGTGGCTTTGCGAGCGAAGACGCGCTGGTCGATCTTGTCCACACGCTCCGCCCCGCTTACCGGCAGGGCGCATCTTTCGTGATGAACAGCGCGACCCTTGCCCGGATCCGCAAGTTCAAGACGGCGGACGGTGCCTTTCTGTGGCAGCCGTCGCTGGCCCAGGGACAGCCTGCGACCCTGCTTGGCTATCCGGTGGTCGAGGCGGAAGACATGCCCGATATTGCGGCGGACAGCCTGTCGATTGCCTTTGGCAATTTCCGCGCCGGCTATCTGATCGCCGAACGCAGCGCGACCCGCATTTTGCGCGATCCGTTCACCAACAAGCCGTTTGTCCATTTCTACGCGACCAAGCGGGTCGGCGGTCAGTTGATGAATTCCGAGGCGATCAAGCTGATGCAGTTTAGCGCGTCCTGAACCAATCTGACAGACGTCATGCTGAAAGAGATTTAGCGTGACGATGAGCTTGTTGCGCTCTGGCGCAGCAGCGCCCGTGCCGCTCCGCTCCCCAGGCGGCACGGGCCACTCCCATTTCCATTTTTGAAAGGATGCCCGCCTGTGAGCTTCCCGATAGAAGACCTGCCCGACATTCCGCCGGAATGGATCGCCGAGGTCAAAGATTTTATCCGTATCGATCACGCGCTGGACGATCAGGCGATTGCGGCTTTGCTGCGCAGCGCGGCCAATTTATGCGAGAATTTTATCGGCCAGATGCTGATGATCCGCTCCGTCGTCGATATGCTGCCTGGCCAAGTGCAATGGCAAAAGCTCAAGCGGGTGCCGGTGCGATCGATCAATCTGGTCGAGCAGCTCGCCTCGGATGGGGCGACCAGCGCCATTCCGGCAGGTGGTTATGATCTCGATATTGACAGTAATGGCCGCGGCTGGGTGCGCGTGGACAGCGGCGCGGTCGTGCGTCTGCGGGTCAGCTATCAGGCGGGACTGGCGCTCGAGTGGGAGGATGTTCCGGCGAGTCTGCAGCAGGGCATCATCCGGCTTGCCGGTTTTCTCTATGCCAATCGCGATGGCGTCGATGCTGGCGGTCCACCGAGCGCGGTCACCGCGCTGTGGCGACCCCATCGCCGGATGAGGCTGAACTGATGGCCGAGGAATTTTCAGGCAGGCTCCGCGACCGGATATATGTCGAGCGGATTGCCAGCGTGCGTGATGCGCTCGGGTCTGCTGGCGAAGAAGTTGAGCAGGTCGGTGAATTTTGGGCGGCGGGGGAGGCCATGGGTACGGGCCCGGAAAGCCAGGGCGAAAGTCGCTCCGCGATGCCGCGCTGGCGGTTCACGCTCCGGGAGACCAATCAAATATTGCCGGGCGATCAACTCATCTGGAAAGGCCGGACGATGGAGATTCAAAGCGTTTCCATTGACCTGCGCCTGATCCCCAAAACGATCATATTGGCCAAGGAAATGCGCTGATGGAAAATTTGCAAAAACACGGTGAAGCGCTGGCCCAGCGGCGGGCCGTGAAAATCCAAACCGACGCAAAAACGGCGTTGGCTGCGGAACTGCCAGATCATGTGACGATATCGGAAAATCGGGACGGGATTGTCGTGGCGGCACCCGATCTCGCAGATATGCTGATCGGCGATAGCAGCCTTCGCGACATCGCATTTCTGATGCGAGCGGTCCGATGAGCAGCGCGCTGGAGGCGGTGCAACAGGCGTTGGTGGCGGCTCTGGCAGGCTATCCTCCGCTCACCGACGCGGTCAGCGGGATCTATGATGGTCCGCCTCCGCGCGCACGATTTCCCTATATCGCGCTGGCCACTGGAGCCGCGCTGGACTGGAGCCACAAAGGTGGAATGGGGCGCGAGCTCAGCCTCGCATTGACCGTTCATGATGACGGTCAAAATGCGGCGCAGCTGCATCAGGTCATGGGTCTCATGGAAGAGGCTCTGGCCGCCGGATTGTCTGATCCGGCAGGCTGGCAAATCGTCACTTTTGATTTTCGCCGCACCCGCATCCTGCGCAGCGCGGTCAGCCCGAGGAGCGGCCTGATCGAATATCGCGCGCGCGTGCTGAAAGAATAATGCCCCAGCCCTGACGGGGCACAGATCAAATCACAGGAAGGAACCAAGATATGGCAGCAGAAAAAGGCAGCGCCTTTCTCCTCAAAATCGGCGATGGTGCCAGCCCGATCACCTATTCGACAATCGCCGGTCTGCGGACGACGCAAATGTCGATCAACGGCGAGCCGGTGGCGATTACCAGCAAGGATAGCGGCGGCTGGCGGCAATTGCTGTCGGGCGCGGGCGTGCGCTCGGTATCGGTCTCCGGCGCGGGGGTGTTCACCGGCTCGGATGCCGAGCTGCGGATCAAGAATCATGCGCTGGGCGGCGTCATTGATTCCTATGAACTGAGTTTCGAAGGCGGCGAGCGGATGCAGGGCGCGTTTCTGGTCACGCGGCTGGATTATAGCGGCGATTATAATGGTGAACGCAGCTATATATTGAGCCTCGAAAGCTCCGGCGCGGTCGCCAGTGTCTGAGCGGCCGGCCAATGCGATGCGCGGCGAGGCCGAAATCGTCATCGCGGGCATGCGTCTGATCCTCCGGCCGAGTTTTGCTGCCCTGGTCGCGGCGGAAGAGGAGCTCGGGTCGCTGTTCGACTTGGTCGAGCGGGCCGCTGGCGGGCGGCTTCTGCTCTCGGAAATTGTCACTCTATTCTGGCATGTCGTCTGCGATCGACCGGACCATTTGACCCGTGATCAATTGGGCGAGGGGATGATGACGCTCGGCCTTGCTGGCGTGACGCCGGCGCTGAAGATCTTGCTCAGGCAGATATTGTCGGGCGGTGATGCGTGACATGGGCCAGGTCATCGGAGGCGAACACAATCTTCGCGGTCTCGGCTTTCAGACTGGCGGGCATGGTCTCTGGAATATGCGGCTGGACACCCGATCAATTCTGGAATGCCACGCCAACCGAACTGGCGGCGATATTTGCGGCTTGTGCCGACAATGGTTCCGGCCAATTTGGCCATGCGCCGCCTGGCGCCGATCAACTTGCAAAATTGAAAGAGACATTTCCTGATGCCAAACCCACTCGGTGAAGAAATCGAACGGCTGGTGGTCAGCGTCCGCGCTGACACCGCCGGATTTGCGAAAGACTTGGCCGATATGAAGGGCCAGCTCGACGGACCATTTGCTTCGGGACTGGAGCGCGCCGGTTCCGCTCTCGAAAATACATTGAGCCGAGCGATCCGGCGCGGCGCGCTGGATTTTGAGGATCTGAAACGCACGGCTCTCTCGGTGATGGCCGATATTGCCAATGCGGCGATTAACAGCGGGATTGGCGGCTTATTTGGCAGCGGATCGGGCGGCTCCAGTGGTGGCCTGCTCAATCTCGGGACATCCTTGCTCGGGGCGTTTCTCGGCGCACCGGGACGGGCGACCGGTGGCCCGGTCAGCGGTGGCCGCGCCTATCGGGTGGGTGAACGCGGGCCCGAGATATTCGTGCCAACGGCGGCGGGCCGAATCGAACCCAATGGCGCTGGCGGCGGGACGCCCGATATTCGTCTGACGATCAACATTTCGGACAATGGCCAGAGCAGTGCACCTGACCAGATCCGTCGGTCGAGCCGTCAGGTCGCGCGCGCCTTGCGAAACGCCCTGGCTTATGGAGCAGATTGAGATGGGCTATTGGCTGACCAAGAAACGCACGTCGCAGCGCAGCTCCTTCATCCAGCGCTTCGACCCGCGCTTCTGGACGATCAACTTCCCGCGCCCGATGATGGCGTCGGTCGTGACGACGGCCGCCGATGCGCTGCGGGTGGATGCGGTCTTCTACAATAGTGACGATCTTGCCGGGCTGATCTGGGAGACCGAAGACAGGCTTGATCATCCATTGCTCGCCTACGAAACGATGCATGATTATGCGCGATTGCACTGGCGGTTTCGCTGGACATCTTCCGGGATCATGCCGCTCGATGCGATTAACGGCCCGACCTTGACGATCGAGGGGCGGGACGCGGCAGGCAATCCCAAGGCGTGGTATGTCCGGCTGTGGAACTATGCCACCGGCACGCCGACCGATGCGCAGATCAACATCGAATTTTCGAAGCTCGACGGCGGCTTCCTGATACCCGGAGAGGCCGACCCGGTCGATCCGGAAAATATCGATCGCCTGTTCATTTCGATTGTCCCGCCGGGCTATGATGGACTGGGGACACGCTATGCGTCCCCCCAAATCGGTTGGGTAGAATTAAGCGATATTGCGGCAGATGGCGGCGGCGCGATATTGGAAATTGGCGATGTGATGGTGCCGGAACATGGCCTGTCGATGGCCACTGCCTACGATGACAGTTACAACCAGACTCCCGAACGCCTGCTGCGGATGACGCGCGCGCTCGGCTATCGGGGAGCGATCAACCATTATCTGGGGATGAGTCATTATTTCCGGCTCGAGACAGTTGGCGATGGCCTTTATGTCAGCCTCTCGGCACCCCAGGCGGGTGAGGAATTTTCAGCGATCAACCAGCCGACGGCGATCTGGCACCGCGACCTGATATCCCGCGCTGAAGCCATGGGTTTTTCGGTGATCCTGTCGCTCTCCTATGAACTGTTCGACGCGCATTGCTGGAACGACTGGAAACAGCGGGCGGAAAATGGCGATCCCGCACTGACCGGCTGGGAGCCGCCTTCAACCTTGCTCTCGCCCGCCAATGATCAGGCGATGCACTATCTCCAGGCTGTGGCACGGGCTTTTACTGCAATTGCCCGCGACGCGGGGGCAGCGATCCGCTTTCAGGTCGGCGAACCCTGGTGGTGGATCATGCCGGACAAACGGATTTGCCTCTATGATGCGGCGGCCGATGCGGCCTTTGGTACCAATTCTGTCAGCATCGCCAGCATTGATGGCCCGAAGACGGCGGCGCAAAATGCGATGCTCGATCAGGCCGGTGCGCTATTGGCACAATCGACCGCCGATCTGCTGGATGCGGTGAAGAATGAAGCCGGGTCAACGCCGGTGGAGACTCTTCTTCTGGCTTATTTGCCAACGATTCTGGATGATCAGGCCCCGGAAGCGCGGCGGGCGAATTTGCCGCTCGGCTGGGCCCGTCCGGCTTTCGACATATTGCAGCTGGAAGATTATGACTGGGTGATCACGGGCAATCGCTCTGCGACACGGCGCGCTATGGCTCTGGTGAGCGATCAACTGGCCTATCCAATCGAACGGCAGCATTATTTCACCGGCTTTGTGCTGCAGGCGGCGGACAGTTTCATCTGGGCCAATATGGTGCAGGCAATTGTCGATGCGCAGGCCCGCGCGACGCCGGAGATTTTCGTCTGGGCGCTGCCGCAGGTGGCGCGTGACGGCTTTACCTATTTTCAGGAAAAGGATGATGATGTGAATGGCTTTGATGACGCGCGCTTTCCGATCGCCATCGGTCGCGGCGCAACCGTATCACCCAAATTTGCGACTTCGGTTGTGACAACCCTTTCGGGCCATGAAAAACGCAATAGCGACTGGGCCGATGCGCGGCTGGAATTTGATGCTGGTCCGGGCATCAGATCCGAAGAAGAATTGCAGATATTGATCGCCTTTTTCCGTGCCCGGCGCGGCGCCGCCAAAGCGTTTCGATTCCGTGATCCATTTGATCATAGCTCGCATGATATGGTCGGAGAACCGACCGCAACGGATCAGTTGCTGGCCGTCGGGGACGGGCAGCAGACCCATTTTCAGCTGATCAAACGCTATGGCGATCCGGGCCGTGAGCAGCAAGACCGGCAGATCACCCGTCCTGATCCCGCCTCCGTCTTAATCGCCATCGACGGGATTTCTGCAGAAAACTGGACATTGCGCGCGCGCGGACAAATTGATTTTGACACGGCTCCGCCCGCCGGCTCGGTAATCACGGCGGGTTTCCTGTTCGATGTCCCGGTCCGCTTTGCCAGTGACCGGCTCGACGTGGGCCATGCGACATTTCGGGCAGGCGATATTCCGCAGGTGTCATTGATCGAAGTGCGAGAGACCGCATGACCGCAATCTGGCTCGATGATCCTGTCACGACTGCGACCTATGCCTGGCGGCTGGAACGCGCCGATGGTGTAACGCTCGGGTTCATCTCTCACGATCGCAATGTGACGATCAGTGGCCTGCGCTATCGGGCCGCGCCGGGGATGATTCCATCGACGATATCACGGTCTGACAATCTGGACATTGATAGCGCCGAGATTGAGGGTGTTCTCACGAGCGCCGCGATATCGGAAGAAGACCTGATATCCGGGCGTTGGGATGGCGCGCTGCTCTATATTGCGCTGGTCAATTGGGAAGATCCAGATGCCGAGGCAATGCCGCTGATCTGCGGAGAATTTGGCCAGATCACTCATTCCGGCGATGGCTTCACCGTCGAAATGCTGGGCGCGACATCCTTTCTCGACGCAGCCGTCGCGCCGGTTACCTCGCCAAGCTGCCGGGCGGAATTCGGCGACCGGCACTGCAAGATCAGCCGCCATCGTCATCAGATCGAATTGCCGGTCACCGGGATTGCCGATGACCAGATAATATGCACTGGGCTGCTCGGACAGGCGGCGCGCTACGGATATGGCGAGCTGCGCTTTCTGGAAGGCGCGAATGCGGGGCTGAGTTTTCCGATTTTGAGCGGGCAGGGCGATGCGGTGCGGCTCGCGGAACAGCCGCTTCATCCGGTTGCGGAGGGGATACGCGTCCGGTTGACCGAAGGATGCGACCGCAATTTCTCAACCTGCCGCGACCGCTTTGCCAATAGTCTCAATTTTCGCGGCGAGCCCTATCTGCCCGGCAATGATCTGCTGACGAGATATCCCGGATCATGAACGCGATCGCGCGCCACGCCCAGCTGCTGGCGGAGACTGCGCGCCAGTCATGTGGTTGCAATTTTCGGCTGCATGGCCGTGATCCGCAATTGGGTCTCGACTGTATTGGGCTGGTGGAACATTGTGTGAAAGCGGCAGGGCGCGATATTATTGCCCCTAACGGCTATGCGATCAGACAAGGCCAGCCCCGGCAATTTGCCGAGTTCATGGAAAATGCGGGCTTTGCCGTCCTGCCTCAGGCTGAGGCGATGCGGGAAGGCGATATTCTCTTGGTTCGTCCTCATCCGGTACAATTGCATCTGCTGGTCCGGCTGAAAGATGGCTGCGTTCACGCCCATGCCGGATTGGGCAAGGTTGTCTTTACGCCTGGCGCGCCATCCTGGCCGGTCATTTTGATTTTCAGACTTCAGGAGGGATAGGATGGCGACTTTGGTTCTCACCGCGGTCGGGACTGCGATAGGTGGGCCGCTGGGTGGTGCCTTGGGTGCAATTGCCGGGCAACAGATCGACCAGAATATCCTGTTCAAACCGAAGGGCAGGGAAGCGCCAAGGCTCCAGGATCTGGCGATCCAGACCTCAAGCTACGGCTCCCAAATCCCCCGGATATTCGGCAGGATGCGAGTGGCGGGAACGGTTGTCTGGGCGACCGACCTGAAGGAAACACGCACTTCCCAGGGCGGAGGCAAGAGGCGGCCTAGCACTCAGGTGTACAGCTATTCCGCCTGTTTCGCGGTGGCTTTGTCGAGCCCCGAGGTTCGGCAAATCGGCCGCATCTGGGCAGACGGGAAGCTATTGCGCGGCAGCAGGGGTGATTTCAAAACGCCCTGTACCTTCCGGTTCCTGCCCGGCAGCGAAGACCAGCAGGCAGATGGTTTTATCGCCAGCGCCGAATCCGGCGGTGCGACGCCCGCTTATCGCGGCCTGGCTCTGGCCATTTTCGAGGACATGGAACTGGCGGACTATGGCAATCGCATTCCTTCGCTGACGTTCGAGATTATTGCGGACGATGGCGCGGTTGGCCTGGCACATATTCTGGATGATATTTCGCATGGCCGAATAAAGCTCGAATCAGGCGAAATGGTTGTCGGCTATTCCGCAAGTGGCGAAGATCAACGGACCGCGCTTGCGGCCCTGACCGAATCCATTCCAATGTCCTTTTCTTGTGATCCAGAAGCGATCGACCAGATTGCGGCGCGAGAACGCCATGTTGATCAGGCCGGGATCATTGCAGTCACTGATGAAATATTTGTGCGGGCGTCCGACGGAGATGGATCCGGGCAGCTCGAACTTCAAACTCTTGCGGAGAATAAAGCTCCGAGACTATTATCGCTGCGCTATTATGATCCATCGCGGGATTTTCAGGCGGGGATGCAAAATGCCTTTCGGGGAGGGCAAGGCAGAGCCATATTCAATCGTGATTTACCCGCTGCGATCAGCGCTTCTGACGCCAAGAAACTGGCTGCGCAGCAACTTTGGACATTTTATCAGGAACGGGCTGTTGCGCGCATCCAGATTGTTGACACCAGCCTGATATTGGATCCGGGCGCAACGGTTCAAATCTCAGATATGCCTGGTTTCTGGCGGGTTCGAAATCGGGATATTGCGCGCGGCTTTTCGCAAGTGCAGTTGTCCCGGGTGCCTGGCTTGGGCGACCTTGTGGTAGCTGCGGATCATGGGCGAGCCGTGCCGGATAGCGATCAATTGGCGGGGATGACCCGCTTGGCCCTCGTCGATCTGCCGTTCGCAATGGATGCCCCGACACAGCCGTCTGCGCAACCACGTCTATATATGCTCGGCGCAGGAGATGCGGGTTGGCGCAAGGCTGAGGTTTTCCGGGCAGATGCCAATGGGGATATTAGCGATTTTGTCGGGAATATCCCGGCACCGTCCGTGATGGGCAAGACCCTCAATCGGCTGGGTGACGCAAATCCAACCCATATCGACAGGCTCAACAGCATCATTATCGACCTGCACAATGACTCGATGCGGCTCTCAAATGCGGATGATGAGCGGTTGCTCGCAGGCGATAATATCGCGATGATCGGCACTGAGATAATTCAGTTCGCTGAAGCCGCGCCCATAAGTGGCACGCGTTACCGCCTGTCGCGTATGATTCGGGGACTAGGTTGCACAGAGGGTGAAACCGGGAACCATCTTGCCGATGAAGATTTCGTCATGCTCGACGCTTCGACGACGCTGGAACTCGACCCGGTTCATTATGATCCTTTCGTAGAGGCGACATTTTTCGCCTTAGGCCGTGATGATCCCGAGCCCGTACCGGCGACACATATGTCTCCGGGGCGAGCGCTTCTCCCGTGGTCGCCGGTTCATCCCCGCTCGTATTTCAGCTCGGACGGCGATCTCGAAATCCGGTGGACGAGACGATCCCGCGCCGGGTTGGTCTGGGCCGATCATGTCGAAGTTCCAATCGCCGAGGAATCGGAAAAATATCGGCTAGTCGTTGCCTCTGATCTCGGCAATGTGATCGAAACCAGTGCGCCTTGGACCGTCATTGCAGCCGATCAGATTCAGCAGTTTCGCGACGCTGAGGTCGAACAACTGCAGATTCATATCCATCAGCTCGGTCGTCATGGCCAGTCCAAACCCTGTTTGATTTCGATCACGCTCTAAACTCAATTTGCCATCCTCCTCCTGCTGAGAATATGAAAGGGAAATCATGCCTATTCTTGAAACAGCGCGTTTTGCATTGCCGCTACTTGCCGCTGGGCAGGCCCAAAAAGAGCTTTTTCACAATGAAGCTCTTATCCTCGTAGATTTTTTGCTAAATCCCGTGGTGGAATCTATCGTCTCAGATCCGCAATCATTGAATCCACAGGCGGGGCAATCATGGTTAGTGGGCGCTGATCCTGAAGCGGAATGGTCAGGCTATGAAGATCATATTGCGGGATGGTCCGCCAATGGATGGATATTCATCAAGCCATTTGATTTTCTGGAGATCTCAATTTCGGCAAGCGGGGTCACTGCGGTCTATCGCGGGTCCTGGCAGATTCCCGAAGTGGTCGTTGATCCCACGGGTGGGCAAGTTGTCGATATAGAGGCGCGCAATGCTATCGATTCGGTTCTCCAGATACTCAGGGAAAGAGGATTTTTTGCAGCCGGAAGCTAATCCGCATCAATCCGGTTAGGAAAATCGCAAATCGGACGATTTGGGCCTGAGTAACCACGCTTTTTTGACGTAAATGGCGAAAATGGCGACATTTTCGCAACAGTTCTTGAATTTGGCTGCTTGCACTGTTTCATGGCCCCCGTTATAAAGCGCTGTGAAATTAGAACCTAGATAAGAAGGGGAATTTAAATGCGGAAGCTAGCCATAGGATTGGCACTTGCCTCCACGGCGCTTACGACACCTGCTCATGCCAGAGACGATCAATGGTATGTAGGCGTAGAAGGCGGCGCGATGGTTGTCGAAGATAACTCGCTTGACGTTGCAGGAATTGCAAATGCATTCGAAGTTGACCATGATACGGGATATGATCTCGACGCGATTGTCGGTTATGACTTCGGAGGTTTCCGTCTGGAAGCTGAAGTTGGTTATAAATCGGCTGCTGCAGAGCGGCTCCAAGCCGGTGCACCAGGCGTTCCGCCAAATGCAACTGGCGCAGGACGGCCAATAACTGGTGTGTTTCCAATCAACGGCGAAGTCAATGCGCTCAGCTTCATGCTGAACGGCTTGCTCGATTTCGGCGATGATGACGGCATTCAAGGTTTTGCCGGCGCTGGTGTTGGTGTTGCTCGTACCGAGATCACCAATATTTTCGCAGGACCATATCTTGATGATTCGGATACCGGACTGGCTTGGCAATTGCTTGCTGGCATCCGCGCACCCCTGTCAGACAGCTGGGATGTTGGTTTGAAATATCGCTTCTTCAATGCGGACAAGATCAATCTTGTCGATCAGCTTGGTCGCGCTACGGACACCCGTCTGCGTACCCATTCAGTCTTGGGTAGCTTGATTTACAACTTTGGCGGCGAAGCACCACCACCACCTCCGCCTCCAACACCA